CATCAACATTTTCATCATCACTATCTTTTACAAATGTAAGTTTTGAAGAATTAATCTTTTGGAACTTTGCAGATACAATCTTCCAACTGCATCCAAACATTCCAGCAGAGAACCAAATACCATTTAGTTGGATAATAAATTGCGCTTTTCCACCCTTAAGATTTGAAACATATTCTTTAAAATCAATTTCTCCGTTATCCATATCATATGCATCAAAGTCAAATTTGTCTTCTTGCGAATTGTAAGGAATTTTTGCCTTAAAAGTAGGAGGGTATTTATCAGCATACATACCTGTTTCCTTATCCTTATCACGACGAATGATACGACTGAACATATTTGATACAGTTCCCTTATTTCCGTCAAAATTATTCTTAAACCATGCTACACGATTAGTAAACGCATCTTCCATAATTTTATTTTCAAGTTCAATAAGTTTATCGTGAAATGTTTTAATTTTAGGATTTTCATCAATACCTTTGAAAGATACTGTAATATCAAATTTCTGAGTTTCAATATTCTTAGGATCATCTTTGATAAACTGCATATTATCATTTACACCATAAGGAATATTTAGGACAGGAGTTTGAAGATTAATTTTGGAACCTTGGTAATTTACATAAACAGATTTTGCACCTGATTTCATAACTTTCATTTCTGAATACTTAATCTTGTCGACATTGAATTGCTTGGGGAGTAGAACGTTCATCATTGTATATATATATTAATTAATCTTTATATAGACTATCAATTTTTATAATTAATTCCATATTATTTTTTTAAATTAAAAAATACAGATACGAATTTGGTTTCAACGCAAAATAAAATATGTAAAATTTGTCCTAAAATAAATAAATAAATAAAAATTAAAATTACATTAATTTTAAAAAAATATGATATTATTACTGCTCCTATAATTGTCATAATAATATCAATTATTGCATAATCAAATACCCTAATAGAATGAACGCCTTCTCTAGGAACACCTAAGAGATCTTTGTATTGGGAAAAAATACACATAATACTTATATATTATATATAATATAAATTATCAAACTTATTATCTAATTTCAAATGAAGATACAATAAGACAATTAACAAGAATTTTAGAAATACTAAATTTATTTTTAATATCATAGGTACTCGTAGAATACTTTCCGCTACACATATTTTCTACATAATAATTATATGCATTATCAATTCCATAAGAAAGGAGAAGATTATTAATATCATATAATGTAAGTTTGTCTATTCCGCTTTCAATAAAGTTATTTAAATCTTGATTTAAGATATCTTTGTTATCGTGACAATTGTTATTATTATAACAGATATCATCATATATATTATTGCAAATATCAAAAATACTTTCGTGAATAACTTCCTTCATAAAACATTCGTACATATTTAATTAATATGATTAAAATATAAAAATATATTATCAATTTTTATTATTATAATTATTACAAATATAGATATATAAATGTTAGAAGAGAAAATATAAAAAGTCCCCAAAGCGTATCTATGATCGCTATAGTATATTTGAATTTTTCATAAATAATTATAGATACTAAATTATATGTACCATATATACATAATCCTACACTACCTCCGTATAATATTGATTTATATAATTTATCAATAAGTGTGTCGTCTTTCTTAATATTATTTAATGTTAATGGTATCGCTATATGTAATATTGATACTAATAGTAAAATATATGATAAAAATATGAAAACGGCGATTTTCCATGTTATTTCAGATAATTTACCTTGCACTCTTATAATGTTATCATTATACATTCCGATATTTGAAGAAATCCAAATAATGTCTAATATTAAATATATTACAGATATAACTACGAGTTTAATATTATTATTCATAATAATGCGCCTATATTATTATTTTAAATTATTTTACTTAAAATTTAATAAATCGTATTTTATTATTTTATTATAATAGGGTTGTATGGGAAAAACTCCTAAAATTCTAACTAATGATAAATATAAATATTATGAATTAGAATTTCCAATATATAGAACAAAGGGAGGTTGCTCTCTTATTAAAGTAGGGAATGTATTTTATAATATTGAATGTCATAAAACAATTGAGAAAATTAAGGAAGAATATAATAGAAGTATAAGAATAGAATTATGCGAAGAAGATAGTGATTATGTCATTATATAGTAGCAAACTATAATCCCAAATATACATTATAACGATATTACAATATTACAATATTACAATAAAAACTAAATATTTTTATTTATTATAGAGAAGATATATAATAATAAAAATGAGCAAAAAGAATGTAATTGAGCATTTAATAAATTATTTTAACAATTATGATTTTGCACATTTCGTTAAAATAGTTAGTAAGATTGAAGTGAATTATTATAAGTATTTAAAATGCATTTTAAAAAAAGATATATTTAAAATATCAAGGGATTTATTAGAAGATGTGAAAATTAATGATACAAAAGATGAAATGATTAAAACTTTAGGTAAGCATTTTAGTAAGCACGATTATAAATATTTTTTATCAAAAATAAATAATAATATTGAAGGAGTTATTAATTATAAAACATATTTAAAATGTATGTCAACTAAAAATATAAATAGCATTTATGATATTATTAATAAACATTATATGAAGCAATATGTATACGACCAATTAAACTTACCATTTACTGCAGAAAGGAAACCGAGAGATTTAAATTATATTACCAAGATTGTATTAGAAAAAAGTAAAAATAATATTGAAGATATAATTGAATATGTTTCTAAATTAAATAAATTATTTAAGGGCGAAATTATACAAGTAGGTGATATGAAAATTGAAATAATCCAACCACTAAATGGTGATTGGAAATCTAATGATTTATCATCTTTATATTATGGGAAATTATTAAATGGTTCTGTTAATGGAAAAAAAGATGTTGTAATAAAATCGCAACCAATTTTTCCAGAAAATATTAAAGAATTTAAAAAATATTATGATTATCAAATACCTGACGAAATATATGTTATGAATAAAATTAAAAAATTCTGTTATGGTTCTATTACATCAAAAATATATGGTCATGAAGAAATAAAAGCATTAAAAGAAGGGGATATTAACAGATATATTTTAGTTACAGAAAAATTAGGAAGCGATTTAGATAAGATAACGAATAATAATTATTCAGTTTCTTTTATAAAAAATATCTGCATTAAAGTTTTAAAGGCGTTACAAACAATTCATAGTTGTAGTTTAAATGAGGGTATTTCATTCGTTCATCGCGATATTAAACCTAAAAATATTGTTTTCACAGATGAAACTGAAACATCTATAAAATTAATAGATTTTGGATATACTGTAAATATATTAAAAAATAATAAGAGAGACCTTAGTATTTTAAATAACGGAGGAACAGAATTATATATGTCTATATCTCAACACGAAGATAATCCCGTTGATTATATGGATGATTTTCAAGCAATAGCATGGATGTTATTAGATTTTTTTGGTTTTGACGTTAATGTTTTAAATGACTGCTATCTTTTCAAAAATAGGTTCGTTAATAACTATAGGAATGAAAATTTTATTAATAAAATAAGAGGGGGAAAACTTACAAATAATAATATATATGTTATTGGAAAACTATGCGAATATACAATTAAACGCGCAGATAAGCAAAATAGATATTCTACGGATAAACAAATAGGTGGTGTATATTATTGCGATTATAACGACCTATATTACAAGGATTTTGAAAATATTTTAAATATGCTTCAATAATTAAAAAATGAGTACATAATTTTATTTTTCTAAGATTTTTATAAACTTTTTGAAATTTCTAAAATTTTTTTAATTATGTACTCATTTTTCTAAATTAAGATAATAGCTATTCATAAATGACGAATACCTCACCATAACTAGTATTATAAATATAGATAATGTATTTATCACTAGAAATATCATAAATACAAATATATATAATATGATATCTATAATACACCTCTCAAAATCATACAATGCATTATCAATAATAGCAATGATTTGATTCATATTCCTGATATTTGCCATCTCTGCAAGTATTTTCATATTTGAATGAAGAAATCAATTTTTATAATACCCTAATTATTTAAGAACATAATAGAGACTATCTCTACTCTCTTCATTCTCGGGTTTTCCTTTATAAATATGTAATAACATATTGTAAAAAATGTTAGGTAAGTTAAGTAACATATGCAAATAACACATTCTATTACTATGAAAATAATTTTATTACCCCCTGTGGGACTCGAACCCACAATCTTTTGATTAGAAGTCAAACGCGATATCCAATTTCGCCAAGAGGGCATAAAAATATGAAAAAAATATTAATATAAGGTATTATAATAAATACAATATATACATAGATATTTATAATTCCTAAATATACGCACTAATTTTATATAAATAATACAATATACCTAACAATATGTAAATGTAAATGGAAGTGGAAGGTGTTATATTAATATTATCCTGTAAAAAACATAGATACGGGCGTTTAAAAAATATAAATCTTAAGCATCAATATGTAGGATGGAAGGTTATTAAAGTAATTGGTGAATTGTTTTTAAAAAATGAATATGAACTAGTAGATGATATACTCTTCGTAAAATGCGAAGATTCATATTTGCATCTTCTAAAGAAATTGGCACTTTCTTTAAAATATCTATATAAAATATTTATTATAAAACAAGGAGTTTTACGATGCGGAGATGATTTAATATTTAATGAAGAAAATTTAATAAAGTTTTTAGAATCACCAAAATATGACTTTTATGGCAGATCGGAATGTCAGGGAAAGTATATTACAGATGAAAAATTATTAGAAAATTTAAAATTCAATATAATATACGATGATTTTATGTTAAAGTATTATTATATGCATAAAAACGAATTAATAGATAAAGAACACGGAATTAATATGAGATTAGAAGATCTAATTAAATATTTGATTAGACCTGATTTGTATGGTCCTGTAGGTATTATTTATTATATCTCTAATAAATCATGTAATATCATTATTAATACAATGGAAGAAATTAATTATAATATATTTCATTTAGATGAATATTCAAAGAGTTACCCTTATTTAATAGAAGATGGTGGTGCCACATATATAATGTATCGTAACAAAATACCTTATACTGACAATCAAAACTTTTTCATAGAGAGTTATAATAAAATTGATGAAAACGACGAAAGATATAAAAATACAATATCTATTCACACAAATTTTGAAAAGGATAAATAAAAATTGATATTTATATTCATAATAATTATAATGAATAATAGAGATTATATTATTGCAACTGAAAATGCAAAAGATAAAATTATAGCGGGAGTTGATGAAGTCGCAAGAGGAACTTTTATAGGACCTGTAATTGCAGCATGTGTAGTTTTACCTAAGAATTTTCCAGATGACACATTTAAACAAATTAAAGACTCCAAAAAATTATCTGAAAAAAAAAGAGAGTATTTAGCAGACTATATTAAAAGTGTATGCATAACATATGGTATAGGTGAAGTTTCTAATAAAGAAATAGATGAAATTAATATTTTAAATGCTACTATGAAAGCTATGCATCGCGCAATTGACGAAGCATATAAAAAAAGTCCATTTGATTACCTATTAATAGATGGACCATACTTTAAAGGTTATATACCTCCAGGGGAAGATAAAGATATCATAGAGTACGAATGCATACCGAAAGGAGACGCTACATATTTAACTATAGCTGCTGCTTCTATAATTGCAAAAGATTATCATACTAAATTAATAAATAAAATGGTAGAAGATAATCCTAATTTATCATTGTATGATATTAAAAAAAATAAAGGATATGGTACAAAAAAACACCATAACGCATTAAATACTTACGGACTTAGTGAATTTCACAGAAAAACATTTGGAATATGTA